GGCCCTAGGTGGTTTTTGCCCCCCGCGGACTAGTCGGATTTACACACAGGGGGTTTCCACATGCCTCTCCTAGTTGACCTCGTGGACGGTAACGACCGTCTTGAGCAGCTCAAACAGCTCGCAAAGATACTCGCGGAGAACATCGACATGTGCGATTCCATGCGCGACTTGGCCTCGTTGTCCCGCCAATACCGCGAAACGCTCGCGGAGATAGACGCGCTTGAGAACGGAGAGGACTCGGATGACGAGATCGCTGCCCTCATCCTACGCCACAGGGAACCAGCGACCCACGACTGAGGTCCGCGTCCCGTGCGACGGGAACGACTGCCTCGATGCCATAGATTTGCTCTCCGAAGCTGGCTACGAGCTGATGGATTGGCAGAAGTACCTGCTTGAGATGTGGATGGGCTACAACAGGGACGGCAGGTGGAGCGCCAAATCGTGCGCCAACGCCACCCCGCGTCAGAACGGAAAGACGCTGGTCATCTGCGCGAGGGCTTTGGCGGAGATGCTGTTCTACGGCGGAACCGTCCTGTACACGTCGCAGTTGCAGAAGACGTCCACCGAGACGTTCAACGAGATGCGCGACCTGATAACCAAGACGAAGCTCAAGAAGTACCTAGCGCCCAACGGCATCAAGACGGCGTTGGGACGCGAGGAGATCGTCTTGAAGTCGGGCGCTCGCATGAAGTTCCTCGCTAGGACGCGCAACGGCGGAGACGGACAGCACGGCTCCCTGCTCATCTTCGATGAGGCGCAGGCTTTGGACCCGCAGAGTCAGGAGTCGTTCAAGTACGCCATCTCCGCTTGCCGCACCAAGCGCAGGGGGCAGACGATATACAACGGCACCCCGCCCAAGGATTCCGATTACGGCCTGCTGTTCGAGGGCATCCGCAACCGCGCCATCGACGGCGTTTCCAAGATAACCGCCTACACCGAATGGTCGGCAGGATACGGCGGCAGATGCCCCGACGTCCGCGATAGGAACCTGTGGAGGAGAACCAACCCGTCTTGGGAGATCCTCATCACCGAGGAGGCAACCGAGTCGGAGCTTGAGGACACCGACGATTACGAGAAGTTCGCCCATCAGAGATTGGGATGGTGGACGGGCCAGAGGGCGGCTCAGACGCTCATCGGCGAAGACGAGTGGCACGCATTGGAATCCGATGTCCCCGACGATTGGGACAAGCTCGCATACGGAGTGAAGATCTCCTCGGACGGCGCGATAGCCGCCCTCTCGGTGGGAACCGTCACGGGAGAGGTCGGACACGTCGATTTCATCCGGCAAGAACCCCTCGTGAACGGGATGGGCTGGCTCGTTGACTGGATCATGGACCCGCAGCGCCAAGAGCAGGTCGCTGTCGTTGCGATAGACGGCAAATCCGGTGCCGACGATCTTGCTAGACGCCTCATAGCGAGCGGCATGAGCCGCAACGCCGTGATAGTCGCATCCGCAGAGTTCGCCGTGAACGCGGCGGCGATGATGGTCAACTCCGTCGCTGACGGCTTGGTTACCCATTGCCCCGACGAATACCTAGACGGCTCCGCCACCAAGTCAGTCCGTAGGAGGATAGGCAACTCCGGCGCTTTCGGATTCGGCGGGGAGCACCCCGAGATCATCGAGAGCGCATCGTTGGCGCTCTACGCAGCTAAGACAACCAAGAGAGACCCGAAGAGAAGGGCGGTGTTCCTCTAGTGACCCCAGCAACATACCCGACTGGAAGCCTGCCTGAGAAGGTGAACGACCTCCCGCAGCCCGACACGTGGCGCACCATCGACAGGTTCAACGCCTTCAACGACGGCTGGCTCAGGGAGAAGCTCATCCATCCCACGGTGGTCCGCTCCTTCCCCATCGAATACCTCGACATGCTCTACGAACTCTTGGACATCTGGTATAGGAAGCTGTACCGCAACCGTCTGAGGCAGGAGTACTACGAGGGCAAGAACAAGCTCAAGGACTTCGGCATCTCCACCCCGCCCGAGCTTCTCCACGTCGAGACCGTGGTGGGATGGCCGCAGAAGGCGGTCGATGCCCTCGCGGTGAGGTCCCGATTCGACGGGTTCACCGCAGAGGATGACGATGTGCAGGTCCTCTTGGACAAGGTTTCCGACAGGTCCCGCATCGCAATCAAGTACCGTCAGGCGGTCACATCCGAGCTTATCCACTCGTGCTGCTTCGCAACCATCGGAGTGGACGATAAGGGACTCTCCCATATCGAGTTCTACTCCGCAGAGGATGCATCTGCGGTTTGGGATGACGCGAAGGGCCATATCGGGTACGGGTTCGTCATCAACGACAGGGACAACTGGGGTCTCCCGACCGAGATGACGATGTACCTAGACGATAGGGCCATCTCCCTGTGGAGGGGCGCTGGCGAGATCTGGCGCTTCGAGGAGCATCCCTACAAGATGGGACGCCCCTGCATGGAACTGTTCGCCTACAGACCCACATACAGGAAGCCGTTCGGACAGTCCCGCATCTCTAGGGCGGTCATGTCCATCACGGATTCGGCTGTCCGAGGGGCTTTGGGCGGAGACATCTCGTTCCAGTTCGCCGTTGCCCCGCAGAAATGGCTCATGGGTGCCGACAGGGACATCTTCTCCACCCAGACTAGGTGGGAATCCTACATCGGCAACATCATGGCGGTGGGATACAACAACCCCGATGGCGTCATGCCGCAGTTCGGGCAGCTCCCGCAAGCCTCCATGCAGCAGTACATCGACTTCATGCGCGCTCAGGCGGCTCGTTTCGCGGGCGAGACCAACGTCCCCCTGCATATGCTCGGAATCGTCACCGACAACCCGAGTTCGGCGGAGGCCATCTACGCCGCGTCCGAGCCTCTGATCATCGAATGCCAAGACCTCAACGAGGGTTCGAGGGATTCCTTGAAGACATTGGCGCTCATGTGCATCGCGGCTGAGCGCGACAAGGCTTTGGACGAGCTTTCCGACGAGGAGGTTGACGTCACGGCCAACTTCGCCAACCCCGCGATGCCGTCCATCGTGTCCCAAGCCGATGCCATGGTCAAGATAGCGTCCGTCGTTCCCGAGTTCGCTGGAACCGACACGTTCTTCGAGCAGATCGGCATGTCCGAGGACATCCGCAAGAAGGCGCTCTCCGAGATGCGCCGCAAGAAGGCCGCTATGGACCTTGCGGAGGCCATGGAGAAGGAGAACGAGGATCCCGTCGTTGCCCTCAGCGCCAACGCATTGAGGGGCCAGCAGATGCAGGCCGTCGTTACCCTGCTCGGGCAGTACTCCAACGGCAAGATCACCAAGGAGCAGGCCGTCAACACCCTTGCCGCCATCGGCGGAATCACCAAGGGACAGGCCGAGCAGATCGTCACGGGCGAGACGAGCGCGGCGGCGGTCATCGCCGAGACGAACGAGGATGTCGTAGACGATCTGGTTGATAAGAAGGGTTGATAATGCCCGTCACGTATCAGGACGTGAAGAACTATTCAGCCCGCGTGACCTCGTTGGTCGATACCGCTGTCAGGGAGCTGACCGATGGCATCGAGCGTGCGGTCGCGGGCGTGTCCGACCCCTACACTAGGGCGGACATCATCCGCAGGCAGGTCCAATACTACGCCGAGAGATACGGCATGTCCGCCAAGGAACTCGGCGCTCAGTGGTACGAGCTGTGCGCCGAGCGTGCGGGCGTGAAGGTTGACGCCGCCATCGTTGACGAGATCGACTTCACGAACCTCGATAGGCAATTCCAAGGCATCCTCAGAGCCTACGCGGACGGCGAGGAGACGTGGGATGAGGCCGAGATGAAGGTAAAGGACGCCTTCGACTACCTCATCCACGACTTCACCCGCGAGCCTGTTCTCAGGAACCTCGACAGGGATGCTAGGTCGGAGCATCGGAGATACAGGCAGACGGAGAGAGCCGCGAACAGGGCGGGATACGCGAGGGTTCCAGTAGGTGAAACCTGCGCTTGGTGCCTCATGCTCGCCTCCTTGGGGTACTTCTACCGCTCCGAGGAGACCGCATTGGGAGTCGATCCCGACCATTACCACGCCCATTGCGATTGCATCGCCGTCCCCTACTCGGGTCCCGATGACATCGACGGGTACGGGGACGATTACGAGCTGTACTTCGACATCTACGCGACCGCGAGAGACGATCTCGCATCTGGGAACATATCGCCCGACCTGCAACGCAAGATAGATGATGCCCGCGCGAAGCACGATGCCGACTTCCGAGCTGGCAGGACCTCGCGCAGATGGTCGGATGTCAACGCGATAACGATGGTCATGCGCGAGCAGCAGGGGTTGAGGCATTGATGCGCCCCAAGATAATCGCCATTGACTACGACGGGACCCTAGAGGTCGGCGGGAAGATGAACCAGCAGCTCATCTCGCGGCTCAAAGCCGAGCAGATGGGCGGTTCGGTTGTCATCCTGTGGACATGCAGGAGCGGGAAGCGGCTGCAAGATGCCGTCAACAAGCTCCTCAACGCTGGGTTCAAGCCGAATCTGGTGAACGCCAACCACCCAGCGGGCGTGAGGCTCATGGGCCACGACTCCCGCAAGGTGTACGCAGACGTGTACATAGACGATCACAACACGCTCCTCAGATAGACGGAGCACACCATATGGAAACGACCGCCCGCATGGGCGGTTTTTTCATAACCAGCCTCCGCATGGAGGGAACCGACGCCCGCATGGGCAGAAGGAGCAGCACATGGACGAGAAGCAGGAAGTTCAGGCCGAGGAAGTCGAGCAGCCGCAGGGCAGCGAGACCGATTGGAAGGCCGAGGCACGCAAGTGGGAGAAGCGGGCCAAGGAGAGCGCATCCGCAGCCAAGGAGCTTGAGGCCCTCAAGGCGGAGCGCATGTCCGAGAGCGAGCGCCTACAGGCGCGTGCAGAGAAAGCCGAGGCCGAGCTTTCCAAGCTCACGGCAGAGAGGGAGGTCGCAGAGGCGGCTACCGAGGTCTCCAAGAAGACCGAGGTACCCCGTGAACTCCTCCTCTTCTGCAAGGACCGCGAGGCGATGGAAGCATTCGCGGAAATCTACGCGGCGCAGCAGGGGACCGTCCATGCCGCCCCGCCCGCACGCAAATCGCGCGTCGTGCGCGAGAACGAGACGCCCATGACCAACCGCGATGTGTTCGCGGAGATGGCGTCGAACATCATCTAACGAAAGGAAACCACCATGGCACTTGCCACCGATCCGCAGAACATCCGTCGCGGCACCACCGGCCTCGTCCTCACCCCCGAGATGAGCAACGAGATCTTCGCCAAGGCCATCGAGCAGAGCGCCGTCATGCAGCTCGCCGAGCGCGTTTCGCTCCCCGGCAGCGGCCTCTCCATCCCCGTCATCACGGGCGAGCCTACCGCCGACTTCGTTGCCGAGACCGCCGAGAAGCCCGTCTCCTACTCCACTTTCAGCTCCAAGACGATGACCCCCTACAAGATCGCCGTCATCGAGCCGTTCTCCATGGAGTTCCGCCGCGACTTCCGCCGTCTCTACGACGAGCTGGTTCGCCGCCTCCCCGCCGCCCTGTCCAAGAAGTTCGATAACACCGTCTTCTTCGGCACCGCCCCCGGCACGGGCTTCGACGTCCTCACCAACGCCACAGCTCAGGACATCGAGACCAAGCCCTACGAGGGCCTCGTGACGGCTTACGGCAAGATCGCCGACGCCGGTTACGCCCCGACCGCCCATGCCCTCTCCCCCGCTGGCGAGGTCATCCTGTTCGGCGCTCTCGACGGCAACTCCCGCCCGCTGTTCCTCCCGTCCGTCGCGGACAACTCCGTCGGCTCCATCCTCGGAGCCAAGGTCGTTCGCAACTCCAACGTCTACAACGGCACGACCAACCCCAAGGTTGTCGGCTTCATGGGCGATTGGACTCAGGCCAAGTACGGCATCGTGGACGGCATCAACGTTGCCATCTCCGATCAGGCCACCATCAACACGGGAACCGAGCTGCTCAACCTGTGGCAGAGGAACATGTTCGCGGTTCGCTGTGAGTTCGAGGTCGGCTTCATCGTCTCCGACGCCAACGCCTTCGTCAAGCTCACTGGCGCTCAGGGCGCTTAGGAACCGCAAGACGGCCCCCTCACGGGGGCCGTCCCTTCTGTAAGGAGAGAACATGGTATTCGCTACTAGCGATGACATCGCGGCCCGTTGGAGGCCGCTTACCAGCGCGGAGGCGGAGAGAGCCGAGACTCTCCTTGAAGATGCGGCTGTCTACCTCTCGTCGTTCGTGGAGGTTGACCCCGACGATGAGGACCAAGCCTCCGCGTTGAAGATCGTGAGCTGCTCCATGGTCATCAGGTCGATGCTCGCGGCGCAGAACAACGTGTTCGGCGTCACCGAGCAATCCGTCTCGGCGGACATCTACTCGCAGACCATGAGGTACCAGAACCCCAACGGCGATCTGTACCTCACAGCCTCCGAGAAGCGCCTGCTCGGCATCACAAGCTCGTACCTGACGAGCATCAGGCCGACCATAAACCCGGGGGTGTACCATGCCCATCGCTGGTGAGACGGTCCTCGTCTCCTTGAGGCTGTTCGAGGGCAGGGACGAGTACGGGAACGACGTCATCGAGTACGGTGAACCCTTCGAGGTTGCCAACGTCCTCGTCGGCAAGGCCGATACCGATAACGAGATCGACGAGACCCAGCCATACGCCATCAGAGCAGACAGGCGCTTCTGCTTCCCCAGAGGGTTCGACCAAGACTTGAGGGGAGCGAAGATAACCCGCAGGGGCGCGACCTACAAGGTCGTGGGCGAGCCGTTCGACGTGACCGAGGAGAACCTCCCGAGCCTCATCCCTTGGAACCTACGGGTCGAGGCGGTGAGGTTCGATGGCTAGCGTCAACGGCGTCACGATCAGGTTCGACCAGATCAAGGGATTCAAGCGCAACGCCAAGGGCTTGCAGGAGGTCCGCTGCTTCCCCGGCACGCAGGCGTGCCTCATCGACATAGCCCAGTCCAAGGCAGCTCAGTTGGACGCGCTCTGGGACGGCTACTACGACTGGGGTCCCGACGATTTCGGCTCGGGCGCCATCGAACCCGTCACGGGGACGCG